TAGCCATAGTAGAACTAACCCAAATGAAATTAATTAAAATAAATATATTATGTCAGATTTAAAAGTAAAAGGAAAAATTACCGAGATACTAGAGGTAGAGTCGGGATCATCTAAAGCGGGTAAGGATTGGGAAAAGCAGACTTTTGTAATAGATACGGAGGCTCAGTATAATCCGTTAATAGCTTTCTCTGTATTCGGAGAGGATAAAGTAGAGAACTTAACTAAATACAATAAAGTAGGAGACTCTGTAGAGGTTTCTTTTAATGTATCTAGTAGAGAATTTAACGGTAAATATTACCATAGTGTTGACGCTTGGAGGATAGAAAGTTTATCTCCTACAAGTAGTCCTCAAATAGATAACGCTACTACACAGGATGACGATTTACCATTTTAATAATAATAGAGCCGTCTTTAATTAGACGGCTCTTAAATCTTTAATTATTTCAGAACCAATTATAAGAGATAGCGAAGACTTACAGAGAGAATGTAACGAGCTAATAGAGTTAAACGAACTTAAAAAACGAGAGAGGACAGCTTTAACTCAATCTATTAACCTGAGAACCAAAAGGATAGCAGAGTTAGAAAAATTAATAGAAAAAAATAATCAATACGAGTTGTTTAATTAAATTAAAATACGGTATATTTGCAATATGAAAAAACAAAGGATAAACGGATTTAATCAAATAAAGGCTTTTTATAGTTGGATTTTTGATAATCAGGATAAAAATATTAAACCTCATCATATAGCTCTATACTTGTTTTTACTTAATCAAAACAATAGGGCTAATTGGGTAGCGTGGTTTAAATGTCCTTTTGATTTAGCTATGACGGGGAGTTGTATTAATAGTAAAAAAACCTACTATAAATGCCTAAAAGAGCTACAGGATTTTAAATTAATAGAATACCAAAAAGGCTCTAATAATTGGAAAGCTCCTTTAATTAAGCTAATAGTTTTAAAGGACTCTTATTTAGTGCCTCACTCAGAGGAAATAGAAGCTCCTGTAGTAGAGTTAAAGCCTACAGTATTAGAAGAGGATTTAAAAAACTCTTTTGTAATGGTTAACGCTCAGGCTAGATTATACAAAACTACTGAGGATGAGATAAAAAAACATCTCAATAACTTTTGGTTAAAAAATTATGAGGGGCAGGAGTCGGATAAAAGTATTAATGATATTAGAAATCATTTTACAAATTGGTTAAAATTTCAAGAAATAAAAGAAGATGTAGAAACTGTTTCTCATTGGAATAAAGATTAGTAATGAAAGGAGATTTATTAAACAATAATATAGTAGACGGATTTTTAGAAGACGTTAGAGCGGGTAGAGTTAAGCTAGGTTTAGGGATAAATTGTAAGCTAGACGATAATTTAAGGTATAAAGACGGAACTTTTAACGTAATATTAGGACACGCTAACACAGGGAAAACTTATTTTATATTGTTTTATATGTTAGCTTTAGCTGTAAATCATAATAAAAGGTTCTTAATATTTAGTTCTGAGAATGAAGTAGGAGGATTAAAAAGGAATTTATTAGAGTTATTTACTCAGAAAAAATTAGAAGACTTAGAAGACAAGGAGTATTTTTATGCTAAAACAAAAATAGAGTATTCGTTTACCTTTGTAGATACCGACCATTTATATAGTTATAAAGATTTATTAAATTGTTTTGAAAGTAATTTAGATAAGTTTGACGCTTGTTTAATAGACCCTTATAATAGTTTAGTTAGAGACGCTAATATAAAAGGTAACGCTCACGAAATGGACTACCAAATAGCCTCAGAGTTTAAAATATTTTGCAGAAAAAATAAAAAAACTTTATATGTAGTAGCTCACGCATCTACAGAGGCTTTAAGAAAGGTACACCCAAAAGACGCAATAAATAAAGATGAGATTTCTATAGCGGGAATGCCTTTAAGTCCATCAGCCGCAGATATTGAGGGGGGCGGTAAGTGGGTTAATCGAGCTGACGATTTTATAGTAATACATAGATTTACGCAGCATCCTAATTTATGGATGAACACAGAGATACATATTAAGAAAGTTAAAAGCACCGAGACAGGAGGGAGTCCTACAATGTTTAACGACCCTGTAATATTTAAGCTATCTAAAGCTACAAACTTTCTATGTAAAAATAATTTCGGGGAGTGGATAGATGTATTAAAAGGCGGCTTAAAACCTGAGACTCCAATAGAAGCTAATCATAATTTCGATAACGAGGTAGACGATTTACCGTTTTAGATATGGATAATAAGTTAGTAGAGAGATATATAAGAGACTCAAAAAATGAGGACGCTATCAGTAAACATTTTTTATCTAAGTTTAGATTTGAATGTTATTTAGATACTATGATTAGTAAATCTGAAAACTCTACAGCTAAAAATGCTGAGAAAAACACTATCATATTAAAGTCAATGAAAAGATTTTTAGATAGGCTTACATATATTAACACTCTATTTATATTTCAATCTAAGTTAATCTCGGAGCAAGAGAGGCAAATATTAATATTAGAGTCTGAAAATCAGGAGTTATTAAGTGAAAATTTAAAACTTAAACAAAATGTCGGATAAAATAACTAATAAACACTTAGTCGCTGTAGGTTATGATTTCTATATTAAGGAAAAAACTTATAGAGTAATAACTTTCGGACATAATAAAGATGGTTATTTTTGGGAGATTTCTAGTTTATTCGATAATAATAAGAGATATATAATTAATAAAGATTTGTTAGACGAAAAAATTAGGTTACATAAAAAAGAAAACCCTCATTTATTATGATTAAAGTAGTATTACCTATATATTTTAAGCAATCTAAAAAGAAAACTGTTTTATTGGGTTTGAATTGGTATAGAAACGTACACTATCAGGTTAATAATAAGGCTAAGTTATTTATATCTGAATTAATAGAAGATACTGTAGAGGGAGAGCCTATATTGGATAAACCTATTCACGTTCATTATAAGGTATATTTAAAGCGTAAAGGCTCAGACGGTGGTAATATTCGCTCGGTTATGGAGAAATACGCTTTAGACGGCTTAAAAAAGGCTAAGTATATTACAGAAGATAACGCTCAGGTTATAATATCTGACAGCTCGGAGTATTTTATAGATAAAGATTTTCCTAGATGTGAAATTATTTTAACTGAGGCTCAGGTAGTTAGCAATTAATTTTAATTTTTATTTGTGAGAAACGATTTTTATATATATGTTTGTAGAGAATTAACAAACTAACAATTATGAAAACAAATAACTTTAACACAATTAAAAGATTTTTATTAGACAAAAGAAATGAGGAGAAGCATTTACCCGCTCTTAAAAATTTAGTACAAAGCTATATTAATATGTTCGGAGAGGATAGTAAATTATCAAAAAGGTTATTGTTTATTTATACAGACCAAAAGTTTAGAATACAATTAGGTATGGAGGATTAGTTATGAATAGAGAGCAGGAGTTAGAATATCAGGAAGAGTACGAGACTAGAGTATTAGTTTTTGTTACTGACTTTAAAAACGGTAAATATATAGCTAATATGGAGGGAGGCTTTAACCCTAGAAAATTTATAGGAACTCGAAAGGATTACGATAAAGTTATAGAGTTTTACAACGACCACTCAAACGGAAAAATAATAGGCACTACTACATACACCATAGAGGAGTACGAAGAGAAATATCCTACTAAAAAATCTATATGTCCTTTTTCTGAGGAGGCTTTATCTAAATCTGAGGAGGCTGATAGAAAATTAAGAGATGAGATTAGAGAGAAACTTAGACAAGGAAAAAAAATAGGTAGGTTAGAAAGATTATTTTTAAAAGGAAAAATATAAATTATATAACATTATGAAAGAATTAATTAAAATACAGGAGAAATTGAAAGCTCCTAAGAATCAAAGAAACAATTTTGGCAAATACAATTATAGGAGCTGTGAGGATATTTTAGAGGCTGCAAAACCCTTAGCAAATAAAGAGGGGTGTTCTATAACTTTATCAGACGAAGTAGTAGAAATAGGAGGTAGAGTTTACGTTAAAGCTACAGCGACATTGTTAAAAGACGATTTAGAAGCGTCTGTATCTGCTTTTGCTAGAGAGCCTGAGACACAGAAAGGAATGAATGAGGCACAGATTACAGGGTCTGCTAGTTCTTACGCTAGAAAGTACGCTCTTAATGGTTTGTTTGCAATAGACGACACTAAAGACTCAGACTCAGAGGATAACTCGGCTAAGGCAAAGCTAGAGGCTTGTAAGACTTTAAAAGAGTTACAAACTACTTACACCTCATTAACTACAGATGAACAAAAAGAAACAGTATCTATAAAGGATAAATTAAAATTAAAATTAAAATAGTAATCAATTAAATTTTTTATATTATGAGTAAAAACAAATCAGTTAAAGGTTATATCGGTTTATACGAAATTGATAATAACGGTATTATTTTAGACTCTAAAACAGGAGAAAAGGTAGATTTAGGTAAAAACCTTAAAAAGGAGAACACTATAACTCTATTTGATGAGTCGGGTAACGATAAAACTTTTTTAGTATCTACATTATTAAGAGATAATTTGTCTGTGGATATTCCTGAGAATAACGAGGAGGTAGCGGAAGAGTTAGAAGCGGAAGAGGTTATAGAGGTAGTAGAATTTACTAACGAGGATATAGAGGCAGCGGATGATGCTGAAAAATCTAATATGATTTTAGAAGAGGTTAGGAACGGTACTGTTAATTATAGATACCTTTCTAATAAATACGGAATGTCTATAGCTGACATTAAAGAAATGGTAGAGAGTTAATAATTTGTTAATAGTTTGTTAGTTAAAAGGCTCTGTATTTTTGCAGGGTCTTTTTTCTTTTCGTATAATTGTAATCTAATTAAAATAGATTTGATGAGTAAAAATAGAGTAACGGAAAGCACAGAGAATTTATCTACACTAAACGAGGTGTTAACTCATATATATACAGATACTATGTATAGGGGTTACGCTATGAGTTTTTTCCCAAATAATAAAGAGTTAGGAGAGGAGCTTTTTTCTATGTATATGGAGAAATTGATAGAAATGGATTTAGATAAATTAATATCTTTATGTAAAAATAAGGAGTTTAAATATTACTCTATAGCTATGATTAGGCACGATGTTTATAGGAAAAATAGTCCTTTCAGTAAGAGGTATAGACGGGAGGGTATGGTAGATATATCTGAGGCTTACGATATAGCAGACGATAGAGAAGATATTACTTATTTCTGTCAGGAAACTACAGAGGAGTTATTAACAGATATAGACGAGTATTTACTAGAGTTATCTAAAATAAATAACTCTTATTGGTATGATTACGAGATATATAAACTTTATTACAGGGAGTTTAATAGTTACCGTAAAATGTCGGCAGCTACGGAAATTCCCGTTAGCTCTCTATACCACTCTGTAAATAAATCTAGGCGAAGGATTAGAAAACAATTTGGTAACGATTACAATAAATTATCTAATAAAAATGAATGATTTTATAAAAATATTACCTATAGTTATTCCTTTAGCTTGGATGGTTATACAAATACCTGAGCTAGTGGATAAGTTAAACGAATGTTTAAAGGGATGGAAACGAGCCGTTAAAGTTGTTTTATCTGTGTTTACTTGTTTAAAATGTAGTTCTTTTTGGGTTACTATGATTTATACGGGAGATTTTTTTACATCCTGTTTAGTTTCTTTTATTTGTGATATTGTAGAAAGGAATTTATTAAGTAATAATATTAAGTTATGAAAGATTTAATAAAGATTATAATTTGGACTATATTAAATTTAATAGGATGGGCTATTGTTAGTATATTTCTAGTTAGTAAAGTTTTAAATTTTCTGCAAATATGACGCATTTAGAAGCTGTTAAAGAGTTAGAAAGGTTAGGTAGATTATCTACAGCCACCCCTACAGATATTCAGAGTATATTTAAAATATATAGAATACTATTTGGGGAGAGAATACATCTTTGCTCTAATTGCTCAGGGTCTGTTAGAAACGCAAACGAAACGTTAAAAGAGTATTTTAAGCATAATAGGAGTAAGTTGTTAAAAACTCCTGAGAAATTATTACAGAGACATATAAAATGAGTAAGAAAATATCGGAGAAACATAAGTTAGTAGTAGATAGAATGTTTATAAATGGCTTTCGTAAAGCGGAGGCTTACGAGCATATATATAAAAGCGGAAACATTAAACAAGCTAGAGGCTCGGTTTGGCGTATGATGCAAAAAGAAGAGGTAAAAGAATACTACGACAATAAATACAAAGAGTTTGAGGAGGCTTTAGATATAGATAAAACTAAGATGTTAGACGGGTTAATTAGACAGATTAATTTATATGACGACTTAATAGATTTAGCTTTTAAAGACAACCTAACTAAAGTAGAGGAGAAAAAGTTTAACAGATTAACAGATATGTTTAAGCTCTCAGATATAAATAAGGCTAGAGATATGATTAATAAGATTATCGGAGCTTACGCACCTGAGAAAGTTGAAGTAGATAACAAGGTATGGACTGTAGGTTTTGCTGAGGCTATAGAAGTTAAACAAAATTTGTTAGAAAATAATAGCTAAAAAATTTGGAGGTTAATTTTGAGTTGTTTACATTTGTCAAATAAATAAATTATTAATATAGTTAGCAGCCCTTTGAACTCTATTGAGTGAGGTTAAAACTTGGTTCTACTTAAATGCTACCTTATCTCTATAGTAGTGCGGAGATTACCTTAAATAAAAAAATATGATAGCAGCAATTATAATAATGTTTATTATTATTTTCGGAACTACCTTAGGAGGGGAGGTTTAGAAAAAAATAGTAACTTTAAACGATTAATCCTTATAGCCTTATAGTTATAAGGATTTTTCTTTATGAATCATATACAACTCTACAAGCCGCATATAAATCAAAAACCTGTACATAATGCCTGTAATGATAATACTACTTTTTTTATAACGGTAGACGCAGGGAGACAATCAGGCAAAACAGCTTTAAGTCAGCAACAGGCTTTATATTGGGTTTTAAATGAATCTAAAAAGGTTGTGTATTGGGTAAGTCCTACACAAGGACAATCCTCTAAGGTTTATAAGCAAATATTAGATTTGGTAATAGAAGCTCCTGTAGTTAAATCTTATAAGGGTTCTATGGGGGATATGGAAATATTATTCCATAACGGAAGTATTATTAAATTTAGGTCGGCAGCTCAGGAGGATAGTTTAAGAGGGGAGACTATAGATTATTTAATTATAGATGAGGGAGCGTTTCAAAAGGAGTCAGTATTTCAGGAGATATTGTTACCTATGCTTAACGTAAGAGGTAAGAAATGTCTAGTAGTATCTACTCCAAAGGGTAAAAATTGGTTTTTTCATCATTATATGAGAGGTCTAACTAACGACCCTATTTATAAGAGTTTTAAATTTACCTCAGCGGATAACCCTTATAGCTCTAAAGCTATTATACAGATAGCAAAAGAGAACTTACCCGACATATTATTTAGACAGGAGTATTTAGCGGAGTTTGTAGATAATGCTGCAATCTTTGAGAATCTAAACGAGCTTTGTATTTTACCTGAGTTAGAGAAACCTATAGCGGGTAATAATTATTATATAGGAATTGACGTAGCTTTAAAGGATGACTATACTGTAATAACAGTTATAAATGATAAATCTGAGGTCGTTTCTTATGAGAGATATAATCATATATCCGCCCCTGATTTAAAAGCTAAAATGATAGCTTCATTTAATAAATGGAAGCCTAAGAAGATATTAATAGAGGAGAATAATCAGGGATTACCAATTATACAAGATTTAAAGATAGTACACAAAATTACAAATATACAGGGATTTAAAACCACAGCTACCTCTAAACCTGAGATAATAAATAATTTGATTAACGCTTTTGCAGGTAAAAAGATAAAATTACCTAAATGCGAAACCTATAAAGGAGAGTTAGAAGTATTTACTATGACTTTAAGCCCTACAGGTAAACCGTCTTTTGCTGCTCCCGCTCCTTTTAATGATGACATACCTATGAGTTTAGCTATTGCTTATGAATGTCTAAATAAATATAGGTATAACGGTAGCTATAATTTTATGTAAGTAAAAACATATCCTCAAATAATACCCTCCTTTCGCTATATCTAATTTCGTTATAATTACATATATCGCAAATATATCTATATCTACTACACTTTTTAAAAGGTTTTAATTTGGTAAATGTACACATACTATAATTACACTCAGGGCAGAATATATAACTAAATCTAGGAATTTTAACAGTTTTAAACATATATTCCTTATCGTACATCTGAAAGTTATTAGGGTCGGATTTAAAGTCTTTAAGAAATAATTTTAATTTACCCTCATTTGTTAGCTCTTTATTTTTCATAACTTTAAAATAAAAGCTCAGGCTAAATTAATAACCTGAGCTATATTATTACTCTACTATTTCTACTTTATATCCTAGAGCTATTTGTATCTCTTCTACTGACATTTTTTTAACGGGTTCTGTTACTATATC